TGCCGCGTCCGGCGATGATGCCCGTGCCGACCATCAGGCCGCCGCCGTCGGCGGTGTCGGTGAGGCGTTGCGAGGGGTAGATTTGCAGGTCTTGCTGCGTCAGTTTGGTTTTGGCCATGTGTCATACCGTCATTAGGTTAATGGTTGCCAGATAGGGGGTGTCGTCGGTTTCGGGGGCGCAGAAGGCCACGGCTTCGGCCTTGGCAAACTGCTTTTCGTGCAGGCGGAATATCACCTCGAAGCTGCGGCCGTCGGGGTGGGCAAGCGTCATGACCAGTTCGGGCACGTCGCCCCATTCGCGCAGGCGCAGCAAATCCGAGCGCCTGTGCCACGCCCAATCGCCCGCAAGGGTGACGGGGCGGCCGTTCAGCTTCGTTCCCTGCTGTATCACCAGCGCGCCCGACAAAGTGCGCTGCGGCGCGGCCTGCGCCACCGCGCTCCAGTCCATTTCGTCCTGCCATTGCAGATCGGGCGGCAGGGCGAGGGTTTCACCCGTGTCTTTTCTTTTGAGTTGCCAGGTCATTTTCAGACGGCCTCCTTATGTCGCCCGCTGCAGGTCGGCGCGCAGACGGTCGAGCAGCGCATTCACCGCCGCATCAACTACGTTCGCGTCGCGTTTTTCCAGCACGCGGTTCAACTCGTTCATCAATCCGTCGGTCACACCGGCGGGGATATCCACTTTCGGCTCGGACAGGGCTTCCCAATCGGGTTTCTGCACCGCGCGTTGTTTTTCCCGCTGCTCGGCTTCGCGCTTTTCGCGCTGGCGGCGGTAAATCTGCTCCTGCAATTCGGCCGATTTGCGGTATTCCGCCGCCGCGTCCGCGTCCGATGCTTCGGCGGCTTTCTTTTTCCACGCTTCGATTTTGCGCCGCGCTTCCAATTCGTGCGCCGCTTCTTCGTTGCCGTTCAGCCCGGCCAGTTCGGCTTCCAGAGTCTCCCGCGCTTCCCGTGCTTCGTCCTGCATCTGCCGCAGCTTCTGCCGCGCTTCGTCGATTTGCGCGTGCAATTTGGACAGGCGCACGGCATCGAGTTTGCCGGTGGCCTCGGCGGCGGCCTGTGTGGCGCGGGCAAGTGCCTGCTGGCTGATTGTGCCGTCCCTTGCCGGCAATCTGCGACAGTGCCAGCAGCACGCCGTTGGTTTCTTCGGTCGACAGGTTCATCGATGCGGCGGCAGAGGCCACGCCCTTGAACACCTGCTGCGTTGCCTCGGTGGACATATTGATGTTCTTGGTGGCGGCGGCCAGTTGCGCGTAGCCGTTGGCGGCGGATTTGAGTTCCAAACCCAATTCGGCGGCCACGCCCTTCACCCATTCCATCTGCTCCGCCGCGCCGTCTGCACCGGAGAAGGCGTATTCCATGCGCGACTTGATGGCGGCGAACTCCGTCGTCGTGTCGATAATGCGGCGCAATCCTTCGTTCACCGCATAAATGCCGCCTCCCACGCCCGCAGCGGCCAGCATGGTGCGCCCCATGCCGGCGACGGAGGAGGAGATGGCGGTCTGTTTGGACGGGATGCCGTCCATCGTCTGACTAAGGCGGCGCAGCTCGCGCTCGTAGGCGGCAGTGGCCGCCTTCAACTCCCGTTTGGTCAGACTGCCGTTCTGTTTCAGTTCGGCATAGGAGCGGTTGAGGCGCTGCATTTCCTTGTTCGCCTGCACATCGACATGCAGGCCGAGGGCGATTTTTGCGTCGGCCAGCCGCTTGAGTTTTTGCGCTTCTTCGTTCAGGGCGGCCAAATCCTGCCGCGCCTTTTCACTCTCCGCTGCCAGTCTGCGCTCTTCCTGCGCGAGTTTTTTTGTCGAAATTCCCGCTTCGGCCAAAGCCTTGCGGGTGTTGTGTGTCTCGACGGCCAGTTCGGCCTTGCGCTGTTTCAGACGGCCTGCTTCGGCGGCGGCGGCCTTAAACTGCTTTTCCAACTCCTTTGATGGGTTGGCCTTCATTTCCCGCGCCAGTGACGCGGTCTGCGCCTGTGCGCGGGACAGCTCTGCGGCGACCTCTTGGGTTTGCGTCTTCAGTTTTTTAAACTGCTCCGCCAGTGCGGCGGCTTTGTCCAGGCGGGCGAAGGTTTGCGACAATTCCTTGCCGCGCTCCGTCAGCGCCGCCGTGTCGATGCCCGCCTCTTCGATGGTTTTCGCCAGCTTGGCAACGACCTCCTCGCCTTTGACTTCTGCGGAGATTTCGATACCCGCTTTGATGTTTGCCGCACTCATGCGCCCTCCTTTCACAATCCGTCAAACGGCCAAATGTGCGGATAATAAAAAACCGCCCGCACCAAAGGGGGCGGACGGGGTTCACTGCGGGTGGCAGCAAAACGCAAGCCCTTTTGAAAATCTGCCGCGAATGGCTGGAGGGGCAGGGAAAGGCCGTCTGAAACATACAGGCGGTCTTTTGCGCGCTTTTTGTCATGTAAATTGTGCAAAAGGCAGTAAGGTCATAAAATGCCGCACGTTTGCTTGGTTATTTGTTTTTTTGGAGGGCGATATGAAAAAAACCGATGAAAGCGGGGTGGTTACCCTGAGTGTGTCGTCGCTCGACGAAAATACCGAATTGCGTCCGTGCAATACACCTGCAGCCGCGGTCGGCACGCTGTTCAAGCAGTTGTCCTCGCTCCTGGCTGACAAAACCATCTTGCCGGAGCAGGATATTCTGTTTGACAGCGTGTCCGAAGGCTGTACACAGCTGGCGGTGCGCGCGGCATCCGGCAGACATGACGCCCTGGTGGCAAAAATACAAAGCCTGACCGACGGGCAACTCATGCCGATAAGGGAAACACTGGGAAAATATAATTGTTATGCCGACCTTGCAGCGGAAAGCTCCGGTTTTATCAAACGGCTGCTGCCGAAAACCGTGCCGGAAACCTATGAGGTTTTCCAAGAGGAAACTTTCAGAGGCAGGCTGATCAATATCGGCGGCAAAGACGAAACCGTACCGGTGAAACTGCTGACCATGCAGGGGGATACGCTTTCCCTGACTGCCGACACCGGCTTGGCGCGGCGTATGGCGGCGCACTTGTTCGATTTTATCGAATGTACCGGCCGCGGCCTTTTGGAGATGGGCGCGGATTTCTCATGGAAACCAGTCAATAAGAAATTCAAAATACATGACTTCGAGGTACTGCCCGCAGCCGACTACGACGCTTTTTTGGAGAATTTCCGCGCGATAGAATCGGACTGGCGGCATGATGAAAATCCGTTGGAAAAAGCGGCGGCCATCAGAAGGGGGGATTTGTGATCGTCTTGGACAATAATGCCTTGGTTTTTCTCTACCGCCCGGATGCGGAACAAGCCGGGCTGCGCGAGAAAATGCAGTATCTGTTTGACAGCGGGAAGGAAAAGGGCAGTATTTTCGGCATACCCGCTCCTGTGTTGTCCGAATTTTTGATTGGCGAACACAACCCAGCGGCAAGACAGAATTTTTTGCAACTGTTCGGCAGCAAAAGCAGGGTGTTCCAAATTCTGCCGTTCGATATAAAAAGTGCGGTTGCCTGCGCGGCGGTTGCGGATATATTGAATGAGCGGCTTCCCAATCAGGCAGGCGTCGGGTCAAGGCAGAAAATCAAAGTAGACCGGCAGATATTGGCGATTGCCGTCAGCAACGGGGCTGAAACAATCGTGTCCCATGACAGAGGGCTGCTCAATGCGGCAAAGGCGTTGGATTTGGATGCACTGGCAATCGACGAAATCGCCGTGCCGCCGGAGGCACAACCGGATTTGTTTGGTTGAATTTCTATTTTGGCGATAAAAACAAAAAGGCCGTCTGAACGTTCAGACGGCCTTTCCGTTTATGCCTTACTTGTACACCTCAAAAGTATACGGCGCAGTGTTGCCGTCGGCCAGTACCGCCGTGCCTTTGAATGAGGCGGTGTTGAAGTCGTCTTTGAACCAGTCGAAGTCGCCGTCGGCGGCCAGTTTGGCGCAGGGGATGCGCAGGATGCCGTTTTCGCCGGTGACGGTGTTGGTGCCGTCGACGATGATTTCCCACTCCAGCTCGCTGACGGCGGCGGCGTCGATTTTGTAGCCGCCTGCAGCGCGGGTTTTGTAGGACACTTTGAGCTTCACGCCGTCGGGCAGCGGGGCGTCGGCGGCGAGGGCAATCAGGCCGGGGGCGTCGGCGACGGTGTACTGCGCGGCATCCACTGCGCTGTCGTCGTCGGCTTTCTTGACGGACACGGTGGCGGGGTCGATGTTGCCGTGGGCGAGTTTGTAGCCTTGGCCGCGTTTGCCGATAACAATCACTTCGTCAGTCACGGTGACGGCTGTGGCGGGGATGACGGCGGCCGCACCCATCATGGCGGCGCCGAGGTTGTCTTTGTCGAAGGTGTCCAGTTCCAGCGAGATTTCTACCGGTTTGGGCGTTTTGATGATGTCGAGCGCCTGGCCGTGCGTGTCTTTGCGGCGGCTGACGCGCTCTTTGGTGTCGGCGCTGTGCGAGGTTTTGAGGGCGGTGGTGTTGCCGAGGTCGTAAAAGCCGCTGCCCGCGTCGCGGCGGTTGCGCACTTGTACCGTACCGGCAAATTTGAAGCCGTGGTCTTCGGTTCTCATGGTTTATCTCCTGTTGAAGGTGGTGATCACGCTTGTTTCAAAGCGCAGGGGAAAAAAGGCGTAGCCTTCGTCGTAGGTAATCGGCAGGGCGGCGCGGGCGGCGAAGGGGGCGGCGGTGAGGCTTTTTCCTTCGCCGTTTTTCGGCACGAAGCCCTGTAAGGCGCGGATCAGGGCGGTGAGGGTTTCGCCGACGCCGTCCTGCCCGTACTGCATTTTGTTGGGGGCGTACTGCCGTTTGGCCAAAATCACGCTGAAACTCAGCTTTAAGGCGAGGTTGGCGGCGTTGCCTGCGGTTTCGGCGGGGGTGAAGCCGTCGAAGACGAGATACACCGCGCCGTCGTCGGGGCGGATTTTGCGGTTGGCGGCGAGGGCTTCGAGGTCGGGAGCTTCGAGTACCCGTTTCACGCCGGGAACGCCCGCGAGCCGCTCCAACAGGGCGGAATAACAGGCAAGGATGTTGTCGGTGTAGGGAGTCATGTTTTGCTCCATGTTTTTTCCAGCCAGTCGGCGAGCGATTGACGGATGTCTTGGCGGTCTTGTTCGGACAGGCCGAAAATCGGGCGGGCGGCCATATGGCGTGTGCCGGTTTGGTGGTAGACGGCGTAAATCTGCGGCGTGCCGACAACGGCCATTTTGTCGTTGGCAAAAGCCGTCAGGCTTTCGTACAGGTCGCCGCGGTCGACCAGTATGCCGCCGCGCTCGCCGCCGTCTTTCTTGGCTTTGGCGCGCAGGGTGGCGGGTTTCAGCCCCGCCCACAGGCTGCCGTCGGGCGCGGTTTTGCTGCTGAACCGTTTGACTGTGCTTTTTCTCAAACTTCCGGCAATGCGCGTCATCGGGCGGGTGAGATCGAGGGCGCGGTACAGCGTTTGCAAGTGTTCCTGCACTTCGGGCAGTTCGGAATCGACGGTCAGGCGCATGGTCTTTCCTTTCCAACCGTACTCATCTTGAATACGGTTGCCGTATCAGAATTTGCGGTTACCGGAGAAGCGGCGCGGCGCGTCTTTGGCAAGCGGGGCAATCTGCCACTGCGCCCCTTCGGAGAGGCGCAGGTCGAGGGTGGGGGTCTTCTTGTTCATGCCGCCATTATCGCGGCGGCCTTGTGCGCTGGCAGTGCGTCCCACTTCACTACAAAGCGGCCGCCAACCGTGGTCATCATCTCCACGGTTGCGCAAACGGAAAAACGCCGTTTCGGCAAATTGCGCGAAAACGGCGTTTTAAAGGGGTTTGCTGCTTCGGGTAGCCCCACGCTCCAGCCCATACAACGCCGCGTCCCCACGCTGCATCGTAAATTCCGCTACGCCCGGGCAG